ATGTCGTAGCCCCCTTCTTCATCGGAAACGGCTCCCAGTTGACCGGCGTCATTGCTTCCGGTGTTCAGTCTCTTGATGTCCGTGGCAACATAATAGGTTCGTATGCCAATGTGACAAACGCCATTGCGGCTGCAGGAAACGTAGGTAACGTGCTCCTAGTGGGTGGCAACATTGCTGCGAGCGGACAAGTCAACATTCTCGGTAACGTCGTCGGAAACTTCTTCATTGGAAACGGGTCATTATTGACAGGAGTGGCATATACCCCGCCCACCGTGTCGAGTTCGGATATACGCGGTAACATCATTGGTGAGTATGCCAACGTGTCCAACCTCATACTTAACTCCAACGATGTATCCTTGGGGTTAAATGCCGGTATTACTAACCACGGTTTGAATTCCGTGGCAATCGGAAGAGCCGCGGGACAGACCAACCAGGGGGGCAATTCGGTAGCGTTAGGTTTTAATGCAGGGCAGGGTGTCCAGGGGGCTCATTCCGTGGCGGTGGGATACAACACAGGTTTATCTAACCAAGGGGCATGTGCTGTGGCATTAGGGTTCAATGCGGGACAGGATCTACAAGGTATCCGTTCCGTGGCATTAGGGGTGGCTGCTGGAAGCCAGACTCAGGGGGCCAATGCCGTGGCGATAGGTGCAGCCGCGGGTCTCACCAACCAGGGGGCATCTTCTGTTGCAATGGGGTCGTGGGCCGGGTGGACTAGCCAGGGTTTATGTTCAGTGGCAGTGGGTGCGAATGCTGGAGCTATCAGTCAGGGGATTTCTTCTGTTGCAATAGGGACAAGTGCGGGAAGTCAAATACAGGGCGCGCGTGCAGTGGCGATAGGAGCATTTGCAGGCCTTACTAACCAGCACGCAAACTCCATTGTCATCAATGCAACAGGAGGCGCCCTCAACTCGCCTGCAGCGGACACGTTGACGATTGCACCCATCAGAAGCGACACAGCATCCAACCCGGTGCTCGTGTACAACGCCACCACGAAAGAAATAACGTACAACTCTACCATAGATATCTTGGCAGCCTCTGGAAACGTAGGTAACGTGCTCCTTGTGGGTGGCAACATTGCTGCGAGCGGACAAGTCAACGCCCTTGGAAACGTCGTCGGCAACTTCTTCATCGGCAACGGCTCTCTGCTGACCGGAATATCGGGAGGGGGGTCGCTTCCCGCGGTTGCGAACATCGACGTCCGCGGAAATGTTATCGGCGGGTACGCCAACGTGTCCAACCTCATACTGAACTCTGCTTTTATAGCATTGGGAACGGGAGCAGGAGGTAATGCCCAAAGCAGTACCGCCGTGGCAGTGGGACAAAATGCAGGAAGCAATACCCAGGGAACGTGTTCTGTGGCAGTAGGGTTTAACGCTGGGCAGGCTATCCAGGGGGGCTATTCTGTGGCATTAGGCGTGGTTGCGGGGCAGACTTCCCAAGGCACGTTTTCCGTGGCAGTAGGACCAAGTACAGGGCAGACTTCCCAAGGCACTTCTTCCGCGGCAGTAGGGAGCTTAGCCGGGCAGATTTCCCAAGGCGCATCTTCCGTGGCAGTAGGCGCAGCTGCGGGAACATCTTCCCAAGGCACGTGTGCAGTGGCAGTAGGTACATTCGCAGGAAGTAATGCTCAAGGTACAATGTCAGTGGCGGTGGGGTCTAGCGCTGGCTTCACTACTCAGGGGGCGTGTGCAGTGGCGGTGGGGGCGAACGCTGGCCTTACTAACCAAGGTATACAAGCTGTATCTATGGGATTGAATGCTGGACGTACTTCTCAGGCGGGGGGAGCCGTGGCACTAGGAGCAAGTGCAGGAAGCAATACCCAAGGCGCTTTTTCCGTGGCAATAGGACCACAGGCAGGACAGACTTCCCAAGGGGGTAATTCCGTGGCAATAGGGGCAAATGCGGCACTTATCGGTCAAGCTATAAATGCCGTGGCGATAGGGGCAGGTGCAGGGCTTACTAGCCAAGGTGCCTCTTCCGTGGCGATAGGGGTGAACGCAGGAGTTGCCACCCAAGGAGCAGGTTCCGTGGCATTGGGGAGTAGTGCTGGATTTACCATACAAGGCACACAAGCCGTAGCAATAGGTGTGTTTGCAGGCCTCACTAGCCAAGGTACATCTGCCGTGGCAGTAGGGAGGGTCGCGGGAGCTACTTCCCAGGGCGCACTATCTGTGGCAGTAGGGTCTGGTGCAGGAAGTAACTTGCAGGGTGCGGCATCCGTGGCACTAGGATCTAGCGCGGGAAGCAATACCCAGGGCGTGTCTGCTGTGGCGATAGGGCAAGCTGCAGGATCTACTAACCAAGGTACAATGTCAGTGGCGGTGGGGTCTAGCGCAGGCATCACCGGGCAGGGCAATTTCTCAGTGGCGGTCGGCGCGAACGCTGGCCTCACTTCTCAGGGGGTCTCTGCCGTGGCACTAGGGTTCAATGCGGGGCTTACTAGCCAGGGTGCACGATCCGTGGCGGTAGGGGCGTTATCAGGAAGTAACTTACAAGGCGCATCTGCAGTGGCATTGGGAGTATTCGCAGGATTTACTGCACAAGGCAAAGAATCCACGGCACTCGGGTTCAATTCAGGGTATACTACCCAAGGAAATGCTGCTTTGGCGGTAGGAGCCAGTGCAGCGGCTCTTACCCAAGGTATATCTTCTGTGGCAATAGGGTACAGAGCTGCATATGATACCCAAGGGGTGTCTTCCGTGGCAATAGGGCTTGATGCAGGGTATACTCAGCAAGGCAACCTGTCTGTGGCAGTAGGGTCTAGCGCAGGGTATACTCGGCAAGGCAACCTGTCTGTGGCAGTAGGGTCTAGCGCAGGCATCACCAGGCAGGGCAATTTCTCAGTGGCGGTTGGCGCGAACGCTGGCCTCACTTCTCAGGGGGTCTCTGCCGTGGCGATAGGGACATTGGCGGGATGTAATGCCCAAGGTGCTAATGCCATAGCAATCGGAGCACAGGCAGGTGACACTACCCAAGGCGCATCTTCCGTGGCAGTAGGCGCAGCTGCGGGAACATCTTCCCAAGGCACGTGTGCAGTGGCAGTAGGGCTGAACGCGGGAAGTAACACCCAGGGCAATTTCGCGGTGGCAGTAGGGTGGGGCGCGGGAAGTAATGCCCAAAGTTCGCTAGGTGTTGCGTTGGGTCAGGGCGCGGGAGGTAGTACCCAAGGCACGCGAAGTATAGCAGTAGGACCCGAGTCAGGTCTTACTAGTCAAGGTGCAAGTTCCGTGGCAATAGGGTCGAGTGCAGCAGGCACTAGACAAGGCACGTGTGCAGTGGCAGTAGGAACCGACACAGGGCGTACCAGCCAAGGGGCATGTGCAGTGGCAATCGGGGCGAATGCTGCAAGCAATACCCAAGGCGGGGGAGCCATCGCAATAGGATGGAACACGGGAAGTAACTTACAAGGAGGAAATGCCGTGGCAATAGGGTACAATGCTGCATTTAGTAGCCAAGGCGCATCTTCAGTGGCGATAGGGACGAGTGCAGCAGGCAATGCCCAAGCTGCACAAAGTGTGGCAATAGGTCAATCCGCAGGATACAACACCCAAGGCTTGCAAGCCGTGGCAATAGGGTACGCCGCTGGAAGTCAAAGACAAGGAGCAGAATCCGTGGCACTAGGGTTTACCGCAGGACAAGTTACCCAAGGCGCATCTGCCGTGGCAGTGGGGTCTGGTGCAGGAAGTAACGCGCAAGGTACACTTGCCGTGGCAGTGGGAACAGGCGCGGGGAAAACTTCCCAAGGCGCACAAAGCGTGGCAATGGGAGTAAACGCCGGAACTACCAATCAGGGCTTGTCTTCCGTGGCAGTAGGATCTGTTGCTGGAAGTAATGCTCAGGGTAATGCTGCCGTGGCGGTGGGGTTGAATGCAGGGGTTATTAGCCAGGGCAATTCTTCCGTGGCGATAGGGGCAGGTGCTGGATATTCTAGCCAAGGTCAAAGAGCAGTGGCAATAGGGATCAACGCTGGAGCCTCTGACCAGCATGCGAACTCCATTGTCATCAGCGCGACAGGAAGTGCCCTCAACACATCTGCCACGGACACATTGTTGATTTCACCCATCAGAAGCGATGCAGCTTCCACGCCGGTGCTCGTATACAACGCCACCACGAAAGAAGTGACGTACAACTCGTCCACGAGGAACATCAAGAAAAACATCATCGACCTTACCGCGAATACTGCCCACGTGTACGACATTCGACCGGTGGAATACGATGCTATCTCGGATGACAGACATTACGTAGGGTTGATTGCGGAGGAGGTGTACGAGGCCGACCCTTACTTTGCATGGATGCAGAACGGTAACCCCGCGGGCATCGAGTGGTTCAACATCCTCTTGTACACGGTGGCGGAAATGAAGAAATTGAAGGCGCGACTGGACATCGTGGAACAACGGTGATTACAGAAAACCATTCGTCTTGTTCTCGGTAGTTATCTTGTCGAGGAAGCTCTCTGTGTGAGTCTCCATCTTCTGCTGGAGCGTCTTCACGCTCGCGGGAACCTCGTGGTGGAAAGCGACAGAATCGGTGGCTCGCAGTTTTGCAGCGTCCTGGACGGACATCTTCGTCCGTTTCGTTCCGCGGTCCGTATCCAGAAAATCAGTAACTCCATCGGCGGGAGGACGCAAACACAACGCATCCACCGCTTCGTGCGTGTACGTCCGCACGGCCTTCTTCTTTCCCATCACTCGTTCAGAACCGTCTGGTAACTTCTCGATGATTTTCTTGTTTCTCTCTATGAGCGCGCCCGGGAGTTTCTTGGCGTCTCGCGTGAGCATCAGCATCTTCCCCGGCATTGAAACTACCTGGTCGGGCGTCCTGAACCCTAGATGACTCATGGTTTCTAGATACTCCACGAAGTCTTCTCTGGTCGTCCGTTCCGGAAGCACCAGAGTGACATTTGTGGTTATATTGGTGCTATTGTCTGTGCTGTTATCAATATTTGCAGTGTTATGATCACCATGGATATCTATGAGACCTTTCTTTTCATAATCTTCCTTCAACACGAACTCTTTCACGTCATTTACCATAGCATGACCACATGACACTTTCCTGTGCTTAGAAGCATTGCTACAGTCTCCAGATACATAACCACACCCACACTGATACACTGTTAATTTGTATGTTTTTATACTACTCATTATCTTCTAAACATAACTATGAAAATATTTCAAAAAAATAAACAACTACCGGTAGGTAAAACACGGTACAATAGTCAAAACTACCGGTAGTTATTTTTTTTGTTTAAATTTATGAAATTAGTATTCTTGTGGAAATTTCATATATTTTCGTTCGTTGGTGTCATCTGTTGACAAAATCATGGAATATACGCATTGTTTCGGCACAGTGGTGAACCGTTTCCTTCCCTATACTGGTATCCATGCACCCATTTTTCTTCAACACGGCCTTAAGGTCGTTCTCATCCTTCTTGATGTCCGTTGAGAAGAAGCAAAATAAACTTGGCTTCGAGAACGTGGAATACCTGCTCTTCAGTTTCTTCATGTCGGTGTTCTTTGTCCGACCAATTTTCCCACGCGACGGCACGTCTTTGTCTGTGACATAGTAGATGATCCCTCCCCCAATTTCACAATCATCATCATTATCATCGGAAACGTTTGTGTCTGATAACAATGATATGGATCTGCCCTGGCGTTTGATGACATCATTTTGTTCCTTGATGACATCATCAAATTGCACCGCGGCACTCCTTGACTCCTCGATAGCCTTGAGATGATCTGACTCTAAGACAAAACTCTTATTTTCTGGCAACATATTGTGACCGCAGGATACTTTCTTCTTATGTTTTGATGCGTTTCCTTGGTGCAGAGTCTTGTAACCACACCCGCAAATATATAAAGTAGCAGTGAATTTCTCCATCTTATCTTACTGAATAAAATATTTCACCACCTCCTTATGTCCTCTTGGTCGATATGGGCAGTACCAGGGACAAACAATGTTGTTTACTCCAAGAATATGCTAGAGCGTCTTCACGCTCGCGGGAACCTCGTGGTGGAAAGCAACAGAATCAGTCATCTTTTCCTGTGGACTTTATCTCGTTGTCTACATTCTCAGCAACGTCTGTGTAAAACTTCTTGGTCTCTACGGGAAATTTGTACATCCGATGGTCGCCGGACGCGCACATCTTTATGACGTCTGCCGCAGGAATTTGTTTCTCTTTCTTCTTGCCGGAGTCAAACGATGGTGTGGACATTTCCTTCATGCTCCGTTGAACTCTCGACGGCATGTATGGTATGTAATAATCATCATCATACACATCAGCATTCTTGACAAGATATTCATTTCTGTATCTCTTGAGGTCCTTGGCGACTTCCTTGCCGGTGATGGGGTCGACGTGTCGTACCACATTCTTATCCGCGTCGTATTTGATTACTTTTTGTTCTGCTTTCGTGCCCCGCGTATACTTGAACAATATTGCGGGTATCTGTTGGGGGTCGGCGCCGCGTAGTTCATCCACGCAATCTTGGTTCTTCACCGCTTCTTGAATTGAAGCAATGACTGTTTTATCTGGAACTTGTAATGTAATGTTGATTGTATTATTATTATTTTGTGTTCCAATCACAGTTCCATTCACATCTCCTGTGGTGATTGATACATTACCAGATACTTCTTTGATAGCTGATAAGTGATCTTCTTTCAAGACAAATTCTTTTGACTGAGATGTCATTGTATGACCACAATCAACTTTCTTGTGTTTTGAAGCATTACCAGGATTGCTTGTTTCGTAACCACAACCGCATGTATAGTAAAGAATGTTGTAGATTTTCATACTTTCATAAATAAAAATAAAATTTATTAAGTTAAGTTATTACAAGGAGTTGTAGGAGTTGTAGTTAACTGACACGGTAGTGTAGTTTTATTAGGAGTTGTAGTTCCTTATTTTTTTTTTTTTTTTTTTTATTTTTTTTTTTTTTTTTTGAAATTATCTTTTTGTTTGTTGGTGTCATCTGTTGATATCTTTTGGTTGGAATTCCATGTCCCGGCAAACACCCCGGGTTTACAAAAAAACGACGGTATATAGTATAGGACAAATGAGCAGTGCAGATTTCAAAAGAGATCTCTTACAGTTTGGTGGGATAAACGCTCGGACTGGAACGGTTTACCTGAAAGGAAACATCCGTGTGTTGGGCAACGGGTCTGCTATGCCCCAACTCACAGTCGGGAATCTGACAGTCACTGGAAATGCGGTAATACCAGGATTAAGCTTTGCCTCGTTATCTGTAGCAGGTAACATAACATCTGGACAATTTTTTATAGGCAACGGTGCTCTGCTCTCTGGCGTGACAAGCACCCTTCCCACAACCGCAAGCCTTGACATCCGTGGTAATGTCACGGGGTTGTATGCCAATGTGACAAATAGCATTGCGACCACTGGAAATGTTGGAAACGTGCTCCTCGTGGGTGGCAACATCGCCGCGAGCGGGCAAGTGAACGCCCTCGGCAACATTGTTGGAACCTTCTTCATCGGCAACGGTTCTCTGCTGACCGGGATTGCTTCATCAGCGTCGCTCCCAGCAGTCGCAAACCTTGATGTCCGCGGCAATATCATAGGTTCGTACGCCAATGTGACAAATAGCATTGCGGCCGCAGGAAACGTAGGTAACGTGCTCCTCGTGGGTGGTAACATTGCTGCGAGCGGACAAGTCAACGTCCTTGGTAATGTCATAGCACCTTTCTTCATCGGCAACGGCTCTCTGCTGACCGGAATATCGGGAGGGGGGTCGCTTCCTGCGGTTGCGAGCATTGACGTTCGCGGAAATGTCATCGGCGAGTACGCCAACGTGTCCAACCTCATACTGAACTCTGCTTTTATAGCATTGGGAACGGGGGCGGGAGAAGTTTCCCAGGGAGCATCTGCCGTGGCGATGGGACAAAATGCAGGACATGACACACAGGGCACGTTTACCGTGGCAGTGGGCGCAGGTGCGGGTTTTACCACCCAAGGTGACTATTCGGTGGCATCTGGGTACAATGCAGGAGCTCTTGTCCAGGGGACATATTCCACGGCGGTAGGAACATTGGCGGGGCTTAATAGTCAGGGTAATCTGGCCGTGGCACTGGGAGCATATGCAGGGAGTAACACCCAAGGCGAAGCTGCTGTGGCGATAGGGTACAATACCGGCCCTACTACCCAAGGCGCGTCTGCCGTGGCGATAGGGACATTGGCGGGAAGTAATGCCCAAGGCGCGTCTGCCGTGGCAATAGGGACATTGGCGGGAAGTAATGCCCAAGGTGCGTCTGCCGTGGCAATAGGGACATTGGCGGGAACTAGTAACCAGGGGGCACAGACTGTTGCCGTGGGAACCAGCGCAGGGAGTTCTACTCAAGGGTTGTATGGCACAGCAGTGGGTACGAGTGCTGGGACCAATTCCCAAAGTGCGTATGGCGTGGCGTTGGGGTACGCTGCCGGTTTTTTGGGACAGAAAACTTCCGCCGTGGCAATAGGGACGTATGCGGGGCGCACCAGTCAAAGTGTGAACGCCGTGGCAATAGGAACAAGCGCGGGAAGTAACTTGCAGGGAGGCGGCGGCATAGCAATAGGGTCGTTCGCAGGGCTCAGTAACCAGGCTGGAAATGCCGTGGCAATCGGTTTTGGCGCGGGGAGGCTTTTACAGGCGAACGCTGCCGTGGCGATAGGTTTTGAGGCGGGGTTTACTTCCCAGCAATCGAACTCCGTGGCAATCGGGTCATTTGCAGGAAATGTCTCTCAGAACATTGCTTCCGTTGCAATAGGTTTGGCGGCAGGAGGCAACATCCAAGGCGCGTCTTCCGTGGCGATAGGAACAAGCGCCGGAAGTAACACACAGGGGGCGTCCTCAGTGGCGATAGGAACACTTGCCGGAGGTGCTGCTCAATCTGCATCTGCCGTGGCGATAGGTTTGGCGGCAGGGGGCACTTCCCAAGGGGCGAGTGCCGTGGCGATAGGGGCGTACTCGGGCTCCACTTCCCAAGGAGGAGAATCCGTGGCAATCGGGCTTTTTGCAGGGCTTACTAGCCAAGGGATATCTTCCGTGGCGATGGGGGCTTATACAGGGCGTACTCAGCAAGGCGCGTCTTCCGTGGCAATAGGGTATAATGCAGGGCAGACTACACAAGGGATACGGGCCTTGGCGGTGGGGCTCAACGCAGGGCAGACTAACCAGGGTACGTCTTCCGTGGCGCTAGGGTTTAACGCTGGCCAGTCTACCCAAGGCGCATCTGCCGTGGCAGTGGGGTCTGGTGCAGGAAGTACTAATCAAGCTACATATGCCGTAGCGATAGGAGCGAATGCAGGAGCCACTTCCCAAAGTTCCTCTTCTGTGGCTGTGGGTTTCGGCGCAGGGTTTGCTAACCAGGGCGCGTCTTCCGTGGCAATAGGATCAAGTGCAGGAGGTAACGCACAGGGGGTCTATGCCGTGGCAATAGGGACATTTGCAGGAAGCAATACGCAGGGGGCGAGATCCGTGGCATTAGGGTTTGACGCGGGGCTTACTAGCCAGGGGGCATCTTCGGTGGCAATAGGAACGAATGCTGGAAGTTCCAACCAAGGTGTCAATTCCATAGCGATAGGAACAAACACAGGAATTACCAACTTGGCGGCAAATAGTGTTGCCATAGGAACTGGTGCAGAGACTGCAAATGTATCCCATGTGAACTCGATAATTATAAATGCGACAGGAGGCGCCCTCACCTCAACTGCAGCGGGCACGTTGACAATTGCGCCCATCAGAAGCGACGCAGCATCCACCCCGGTGCTTGTGTACAATGCTGTCACAAAAGAAATAACGTACAACTCGTCCACGAGGAACATCAAGAAAAACATTATTGACCTTACCGCGAATACTGCCCACGTGTATGACATCCGACCGGTGGAATACGATGCTATTTCGGATGACAGGCATTACGTAGGGTTGATCGCAGAGGAGGTGTATGAGGTCGACCCTTACTTTGCCTGGATGCAGAACGGTAGTCCCGCGGGCATCGAGTGGTTCAACATCCTCTTGTACACGGTGGCAGAAATGAAGAAAATGAAGATAAAAAATGAAGAGCTCGAAGCACGGCTTGTTAAATTGGAGCAAAAATTATAAACTTTAAGTTAACTGCAATGAGAATACTGTTTGCCTCTACAGACGCAACTCAGACAACTGGGTACGGGCGCATAGCATACAATATTTTGCTACATTGGTCAAACCTGGGACACGAGATACACCACTTTGCGTTCCAACGATACAAACTATATGGCATAGAGGAAGATCGGAAACTTCCCGTTAATGTTCATCTCATAGATGTTCACACACTGTCCAAGGATACATTTGGTACTGACATATGGGCAGATACCGTGCGGAAAGTGGACCCTGATATCATCATCGTGTATAATGATATGCCGGTCACGTGTGCTCTTTTGAACCAGATGTTGGACTCACCAAAAACGTGTCCATTTATCTCCTACCTGGACATAGTGTACACGTTCCAGAAGTCGGAACTCGTAGACCACATAGCAAAATATGCTGACCACATTTTCGTGTTCTCTGATTTTTGGAAAAAACACCTCACCGATTGTTTCAAAATTTCACCGAAGAAGGTGTCCGTTTTTCCACACGGGGTTGATAAGAACAAGTTTACCAAATTATCAAAAGGGAGTGCGAAGAAGGTGCTGGGGCTGAAGGAAGACGATTTTATGATATTTAATACGAACAGAAACTCGTACAGAAAGTTATTAGATATCACAATAAAGGCATTTGTTAGGTTTTGGAAACTCGCTGGGGACAACAAAAAGGTTAAACTGATGATAAACTGCAGGGTGGACATAGATACAGGGTATAATTTCCAGGATATCATAAAAACTGCGTGTATACTAGAAAGTGTGGATTATGACATAATTTCAACGCAGAACATTAAATTACTTTCGGAAAACGGTGGTCTCGTGTCCGACAAGCTCATAAATACTGCTCTCAACGCGTCTGACATTGGGATGAACACGTGTGGCGGCGAAGGGTTTGGTCTGTGCAATACGGAAGGTGCATATCTTGGTGTGCCACAGATAGTAACAAACACTGGAGGTCTTTCTGACATATTCCGAGGGTTTGAAAATATGCTCGTGGATCCCAAGGTTTATATGACACTACCGGCTAATATCGATTTCCACAATGGGGAACTTGCTATCTGCGATTACAAAGACTTTGCCGATAAGCTTCTGTTTTATTACAACAACAGGGACATCTTGAAGGCGGATGGTGCAAGTATAGAAAAACATATAACGCAAAAATACGATTGGGACAACCTTCTTGAAGAATTCTCGTATAGCGTGGATAAACTAATCACTAGAAGAAATAATATACCATGTCTTTATATAAACAATGACGAAGATATAACTGCTAGAAAGATGATGGAAAAACAGAGCATCCCGGGTATGGATATACTAAGAATACGAGGGGGGTACGACGATTTTTCTTCGCATACGAAGGCCTGGCGCAAAGCATTTGACGAGAACAACGCGATAACGCTGATATCTAAGGATAATGTGGTATTCAAAAATGATTTTATACTTAAAATGCTCGATGCTGTATCAAAACTTCCAATGACGTGGCAAATAGTACATTTAGACATGTCCAAGTCATTAGGCGCGAAAGGGCACTTGGCAAACTCATGTTATGCGATTTCTCAGAGCGGGCTGTTCGCAACGAAGAAAAGTAACTACGCCATATCTATCAATGACATGGTGTGTTTCTCTGCGATCGTTTGATTTACAACTTTCCGCGGGACCACTTGAAACCATATGCGCCTTTGCTTTTTCCACGAGCACACTTGCTTATCAAAGTCCCATCAGTCTTTCCAAGAGCTCGTGCCGCTTCTCCGCTTGAGGCAAAATCATCCACATATGTGCCATCGAGTGTGTATTGATACACTTTCTTTGACAAGGTATTCTTCTCACCGGTCATTGCTTCGCTCATCTTTTTCTTGGATTCCTCAGTGTGTTCCTTTCCATACATAGGATGTTTCTCACCGGATAGTGCTTCGCTTAATTTTTGCTTGTGTTCATCACTCAGTGATTTCCCAAACATAGGATTTTTCTCACCTGATTTTGCTTCACTCATTTTTTGCTTGTGTTCATCACTCAGTGATTTCCCATACATAGGATGCTTCTCACCGGTCTTCCCATACATAGGATGCTTCTCACCGGATAGTGCGTCGCTCTGTTTTTTCTTGGTTTCCTCTGTGTGTTCCTTCCCAAACATAGGATGCTTCTCACCAGAGTTTGCTTCCCTCATTTTTTGCTTGCTTTCCTCTGTGTGTTCCTTCCCATACATAGGATGCTTCTCACCGGACTTTGCTTCCTTCATTTTTTGCTTGGTTTCCTCACTCATTTTGCCAGTGGCACCGCCGCCTTCCTTCAGATTGTAACCCCCAGGAGCAAGCGTCCCAAGTAGTGCCACCAACATCTCCTCGTAGAAATTGAGGTCCTCATCTGGAACCTCATACCACTCCTTTTTCACATTTTCCCATCCGTATTTTTGAATGGCACGCGATATTGCCACACATCCGCTACTAGCATATTGATGCTCTTTGAGGCGTTCGTGTATGTCACGAATTGTTTGGCCGATGTAACTCTTTTCTGATGGAAAAGTGAGCTTGTAAATGAAACCCATTACTTTTACAGAATCTGTATTATGTAAAAGACATATATGTCGATATACATTAAATGACAAACCAAAATAAGCGCAATACCCCTATGGAGAGGTGCAAATCGTTTGATTAAAACTTAAATAAAAAATATTAACTTAACATAAATAAGACTATGACAGGGGCGTTGACACAGCTTGTGGCATATGGGGCCCAGGACGTTTACCTCACGGGGGACCCTAAGATGACATTCTGGAAATCTGTTTTCACGAAATATAGAAATTTTGCGCTGGAATCAATTGAGCAAGATATCGTAGGAGGAATTGTATCCAATGGCGATATTTCCATCACCTTGTCTCGTTCTGGCGATTTGGTATACGCGCTGATGTTTGAGATTGAATTCCAACGCGGTCCATCTCAGCCCAACGACCCATTGCCATATTTTTCGTGCGAGCAATGGCTGAAGCACGTTGAGTTGTATATCGGAGGCCAAAAGGTGTATGAGTTTGGCCACGAGTGGTTCAGAATATACTGGGAGCTGTTCTATAGTTTGGAGGAGGAAATAGCATACAACACCATGTGCAACTGGACAAACGAACCCGAGGGGTATATACGTACATTCTTCCTCCCTATCCCCGTGTGGTTCAATGCTACGGACCCGGGAAGGGCCCTTCCT